AGTTCCCTCAGCAGAAATAAAAGTCTGAGGATTTAAGATGCCAATCTTAGAGACACGGTTGATGCTGTACTCCGAAGCCCTGAAGACACCATCTACACCTGAAATCTGCCACACTCCATTCTCAGCGAAAACAAAGAGGGCTGTCTGGTACGGATAGATAAGCTGGATATTGACAGCATCAGGTATAACTATTATTCCACCATCGCTATCTAAAAGATCACTTAGGTATTCAGCAGTCGGGTCATTTACCTGATGACAAATACCTAGATCAGTTACACCTTCTACGATCTTAGAAAACAGAACGTGACCTGAGTGTTCAGCATCACCGATACCTGAGTAAAATACACGTCCACCAAAAGAAGCTACAGTTTTAAATCTTGTGTTTATAGTTTCAGTTGTAAGACCATCTCTAACTTTACTAAAGAAGTCAAGGATGTAGTGTCCATTAGAAGTTAGAGTATTACCAGCAAAAACTTTGTCCCATTCTGCTGCATCAAAGTCACCACTACTATCCTTACCTGCAAACCAAGGATGCGTTAAGGGTGGGTAGTCTCCTGAGTTAGCTGCTGACCAAGTGGTTCTAGCTGCTTCTCCTTTAGTGTCTACCCAACCTGCGTTCTTTGTGTCATATGTTCTTGCTGCGTCAGTAGCACCTGCTGTCTTGTAGGTATCTGTGTCACCTTGCCAATCGAAATCTCTGACCTTAAAAGAAATCTCTACACTTGAGAACTCATTACCTACACTGGCACTATCAAAGGCTACATAGATAGTATTGATAGCTTCAGAAGAAACAATTAAGTTTCCATTAAGGCTAGCAAACTGACACTTAGCTGTCTCAGCACCAGAAGAACCTACGTATTCATGTGCAGTCAGGTCTATGTAATCTGTATATCCTTGAGAAGAATAAGGTAGCTCTGCTTTATTATAGAAATAAAGATTGGAGCCTTTCTGTACAACCAAGAACTCAAGCTCAGTTGTACCGCCTACGTTTAGCCAATCGCCTGTGTGAACAATCTCACTATCAGAAATAGTAAAAGAAGACAGGACATGGTTAGATTCTAACGCTAGTCCTAGCCTTCTTCTCCTTGAGCCATCCCTACGTAGCTCACAATTTAGTTCATCAACAGAGGCACCTTCAGGAAAGGTAAGTTCGCCAGCCTCAGTGATGAGACCACGAACAAAGTTGTTAACTGCCTTCTGACTTAGACTTTGCGGCATTACGTTCTTTCTCTCGTTTATCTGCGTATTCTCTTACCTGTTTAACTTTTGATACAGGTCTGTTACGAAGATACCTTTCTAAACCACGTTGTGCTTCTGGAATACTTGTGTACTGTCCTGATAATTCCTTAGGTACACTTCCCTTTTCATATTTAATAACGAAGAAAGAGTAGCCACCAATTTCTTTTTCGATAAAAACTTTTGATAAGAGTTTATCTGATAGACAGACACAGTATTGGTTTACTGTATCGTGTTCATATTTGATCATTAACTTCTTCCGTAATAATTACGAGTATTAGCACGTTTAGTTTTATACATATCGTTTTGAACGTAAGACTTCAATCGACGTGCAGCTTGTTCAACTTTAGGGTCTGACCCAGCCTTGAACAAAGAGAAACAGGTTGATTTAGCTTCAGCCAAAAGATAAGGCATCAAAGTATTGTCAAGATCAATGATGTGTCCATCTGTCTGACTAAAGGTTGGATAGGTTGCACCAAAGGCTCTTACTTTAGATTGCTGAAGTGTTGACTCTACAGTTGCATCGTAGGCATCCATGATGATGTGGTAGTCATCGAAGGATGTGTAATAGGATGGTGCTTTATCATTAGAGACAAAGATGTCAATGCTACCTTCTACAGTCTCAACTAATAAACCTTTCTGGTTCATGTTATCTAGGAAGTACTCATGATCTACAAAAGTAATCTCACGAAAGTCTTTGCTAGCTACAGTCCCAATGTTGTAGTCAACACGTTCAATTTTCTTTGTATTGTCAGGATAACGGAAATGGGTAGGACGTGATGAGTCAGCCAGTGCCGTTAGAGACATAAGTTTTTTGTGTTCAGGTATTTCTCTCGCAGAGATAATATTGTAGTAAGTATCTTCAACTACAGATGCAATCTGTTGAGCTTCAGTTGTATCTGAAATACTGTTGACTGCCTCTGAATCCATGTCGGAGAGGATAGACTGAACAACCTGTAGAAGTGTAGTTTTCATAACGCTGGCAATCCTTTAACTGTCCAGAAAATAGATGCGTAATTAACATTACCTGCTGAATCAATTTTTGAAAACATTTCTAAATAATCATTAGTTGCAAAAGTACTATTACCTAGTAGTGCAATTGATCCCCATGATCCTGAACTAATTGTTCTGATTACATGAGACCCAGCTAAAGGAGAACCATTTTTATGTATTTGCCATTCTACATTTCTGTTAGTGCCTGTTGCTTGTGTAGTGGAAATTGCAATGTGTATATTAGCAGAGAGGTTTCTCGTTCCTGTATATGTTATTCTTGCGTTTGGTGAATTACTTACAGTAAAACCATCAGCACTTGAAGAAACTAATGTTGGGTTTATAACTGTAAAAGATGTAGTAGCTGCATGAACGTAAGCAGGTGTTGTGGCATCAAAAGCTAAGTAAGCGTCTGCGTGTTGATGGGCTGGTGTCCAAGACCCCGAACCAGAGCCATTAGCTATATAAATATCCCCACTAGCTGCCGTAGCAACTCCTTTAGGTTCATGTAAGTAAGGATCAGTAAGTGAACTGTGATTTACGTTAGCCATATATAGCCCCTGCATCAGTTAAAGATATGATAACATACTTTATCTATCTTGTCAAGAAAAAAATGAGGATGCCCCTAAAAAACTTTAGGGACACCCTAGTGTTTTATGGTTCGATGTATTCGATAACCAACTTGGCTTCACCAGCAGTATAGGCTGCTGTGCCATAGTAAGCTTCGATATAAACATCGGTTGCACCAACAGTTGCTGTACCGCCTACGAGAGCACCGTCACAAGCTACTGCTTTGTTGGCTCCGATAGCCGCAAGAGCAACAGCATCGTCGATACCATTGGCATCTACAACAGAACCGTCTTGCTCATAAGCACCGATTGTCAAAGTAGCTGCACCACCTGAGGTGAAAGCTGAAGTGACAACAAGGTTAGCTGAGACAATGAACGAACCTGCTGGAATGAAAGCATCGTTATCTTGGGGAGTAGCGGCAGCAGAGGGAAGCTCTGTACCAGTAAGCACCATTACGAGGCTTTTTGTAGGAGATACTGCTGTACCTCGTTTTGCTGGAGTACCTGCATCACCTGAGGCAAGGATTTCCAGACCGTCTGCGTTAACATAAGACATAAGTTATCCCTCCCTTATGATATTGTTGTCAATGAGACAACTTGAACCATGTTCTCAGGACGGTACAACTTGACACCATAACGAGCCGTAGTTACGAACTCATGACGCTGGTGGTCTTTGTTGTAGTCATAGTCAACTTCTGGCATCTGACGGAATGCACCCACGAATGGGTTTACAGACTGATCCGCAGAGAAGAACAAGTTAACTTTACCGCCAGATACGTCTGTATCGGTAGAGCCATTGCGTTCTAGGATCGTGTCACCTGCAAATGCGTCAGGCAAGAAGTTAGAACAATATACATCGAAACCGTATACGTTTGCTACGAAGCGCATACCAGTTGCGATACCGTCACGAACAATACCTTCGAAACGTGGGTTGTTTGACACGTTTACAAGGTTGCCAAGAGAGTTCAGTTGGAACTCTACTGATGGGTCAACAATAGCGACCAGATTGTTGTCTGGTACGTGTTGTTTCTTCAGAGCATAACGAGCATACGCAAAGTCTGCGAGTTCGATTACACCTGCGTTACCACCAGAAATACGCATGTTAACACCGTTGAGAGCACGGTTGCTGTTTTCGTTGCCTGAGTCAGCAGCAGCAAAAGTAGTTGTCTCAAAGTGTTCCATGATTGAACGTTCTTGTTCAGGAACGAAACGAGACATTAACTCGTTAGCGTAGAACAAGTCTTGTTCAGCTTTCTTGGTCATGTAGGTAGCTGATGACAAGTATTTGTCAATCGTAAAGGTGAAGTTACCTGTGTCGAGTGGACGGTACGTTACAGCACTGTCCTCTACATAGTTATCGACCTGCGCCTGTCCGATAGATGGAATGTTGAAGGTGTTACCATCTGGAAACCCGTCAAGCATACGCACATATCGTTGTGCCATCATTTCCTCACGCAGAATCTCTTTGAGTTCTGTTGAGTAAACTTGAGCACGTTGCAGGAACGATGTGTTAGAAGTGGTCATAGCCATTTTCTAAGTTCCTTTCAATTATGCACCAAACTTTTCACCAAGACGAGATTTGTCCTCGAACATTTGTTGTTGCGTCTTGGCTGAATAGTACAAGTTACGATTTTCCCTACGGAGTTTTTGGTAGTAATCGAAATTACGTTCCGTAGAGGTCTGCATATTGACACCTTCGGTACGTACAGAACCTTGAGTCAAAGGACTAAAAGGTTGCTGTGGTTTTTCACCGATTAGAGCAAAGAAAGCATTTGGAGATTCGGCAGCAATGTCACGCATACGTTCCAAAGACATACCTAATTGTGAGGCTTTCTTTTCGATTTCAACCTTAGCTTCAGTGCCAAAGGTTTTTTCTAGCTCCGCATCAACTTGAGCAAGATTACGTTTAATAACATTCTCTTTTTCTCGTTGAGTAAGTGTCTGTTCAACTAGGCTCTTCAGGTTTTCCTCACTAACACTTGCAGTGGTATTCTGATTATTAGTGCTACTTTTATCTTGAGACACTCCAGAGTTTGCTGTAGTAGAATCAGCGGCCTTACTCTGAAGTTGTTCGAAAACTTCCCTTTGGTACTCTGACTTTTTGAGGTCTTCTTTCATTTCTTCAAGTTGAGCCTCTAAGTTCTTTATGTAACCATCAGCTTCTAGTTTGCCTTTGGCTAGTACCTCTGGGTCTTTCCAGTTTTCTCCCTTAGTCTCTACGAGCTTCTGTAAGTACGAATCCTGTGGTGGGGCTTCTTGTACTTGTTGCTCTACCTGAGTTTGGTCTGTGGTTTGACTCTGCTCAGAAAATACCATAATTTTATTCCTTGTCTAGATTGATAATATCAAGCACCTTGGTTAGTGCTCGGTTGTAGCCGATACGATCAGCTTGCTTGTAGGCCCATGAGGGGCTGTCATAGTCAGCCTCTGGTCCTGTATCCTTGAGCATAGGCTCAAGTATTTCTCTGAGTCGGTCTAAGCTTTCACGGTTTGACAAGATTTTTTGTCGTAGCTCAAACTTTTCCTCAGGTGTTTTGCATTTAGAAAACCAATAGGACTTCATTATTTATTTCTTCATCGGTTTCTTTTTCTTTTCCATTGGCTTCTTAGTCGTGTTCTTATATGGTTTGACTTTACCTTTCATATAAGGCATCTTAGAGTCCTTTCTCAATTGCTATCTCTTGTTCTTCTTGGAGTTGAACTTGAGCTTCGATTGTCATTTTCTCAGTTTGCATTTGCTCACTGACAGCAATGTTCTCAGCAAACAGGGTGGGTTCACCTAGTTCATCAGCTAGGATACGAGCAAATTCTTTACCTGACATATGCACAGCTATGGCAGGGTCAGCTAGTTTGAGTTGATATAGCTGAGTAATATTCTGTACTCTCTGTGCTCTTTCAGCAAAGTGTCTAGCACCCATAGGTACTATCTTACCGTTAGCCTTGATGTCTTCCTTGGTAATCTCTTCAAAGAAGAAGACACCAGTATCCTCGTTGAGGACTCTGATAGTATCGGCATAGTCCATATTACGTCTAGCTGCTTCGAGCATAGCGTTGAGGATTGGCTCTAAGAAAACTCTTTCGAAGTGTGCAGTCTTATGCTGGAAGATACGACCTGCTGCTGTCATCAATTGGTTTACTTCGAAGGCTGTCTTCTCACCTGCACTACGGATACCCATAGCCTCCCTTGGTGCACCTGCCATCATCTCCATCTTGGCTTCTAGGTTTTGAATCTGGAAGTCAGCGTTGAGTGCTGTTGCATCAGGTACTAAATATCCTACGTCACCTTCTTCACCTATGTATATACGGGCTGCTGGCTCAAAGTCAAAGTCCTCTACGTCACCTCTGATTTTGAGAATGGGATAGGCTATTTGATCGAAGACATCAGCCTTGAGGTTCTCTAGGTGGTCAATGCGATATTGCATACCTACTAGGTTATCCAGTGGACCCATTGCATAGAGGTTATCTGGACGGTCTCTCCAACCTGCATGGAAGACAGAAGCCTTACCTAACCAACTAGGGTTCTGTTCGTTAGACAAGACATAAGACCTATCTACGACTGTGATAACACGGTTCTTCATGAACTTGTTTGTATCAGCATCGTACATGTCACCGTAGAAGGTAAGTATTTCTACGTAGTCAGACTCAAAGTATTGCTTGATGTCAGAGAACCCATCAGCTAAGAAACCCTCTGACTTATGTACATCTACGTCATTACCTGTAGCATATGAACGGTTATACATCATCTTCTCAAAGATGTCGTTCATATAAGCATTGTCTACAGTTTCGTCAATCTTTCTTTTGACTTCCCCTTTTGTAAGAAGACTTCTGACAATCTTAGGTGAGTCTACAAAAGAAGCAGCTAAGGGGTTAAAACAAATATCAAAAGGAGAAATACGAACAAGCTTAGGTCCAACATAGTTTACGGCCCTTTCACCATCCTCGTACTCTGTGTAGTCTCTGACAAAATCTACAGTAGCAAAACAGTTTCCGTACTGGATGTAATCATTAATAAGTTTGCTTACAGTATTCTCAAAGTCTGACTGACGTATTTTGTTTTGCATATAAGCTTGGATAACGTCACGTTTATTCTTTGTGTTAGCCTCTTGATCACTTGCTTCAAACCTAAAGAAACGTTTCTGAGGAAACAAAGCTGAGAAATAGTTAGCATGTAAATTGTCAGCAATCTGTGTTAGCTTAGGTGTTGTCGTACTGTTAGTCCAAGGTAGCTTACTATTAGATGTAGTACGAGTATCCGTTGCGTAGATATAGTTACGGATTTCTTTCCACTCTTCAATCTTTTGCTGACGAGAATTATTCCAGATAGTCCATCTATCTGCAATCTCCGTAGCTAATGCGTGAGGAGCTATAACAGAAGAGAGATCAATAGTTGTTCCAGCCATTAGAACGAAACTCCACCAAATCTTTTATTAAACTGTACAACGTTGTCTCTGCTTCTAAAGACTTTTCTAGAAGGTTTAACTGCCATGTCAACGGCTGAAGCTAGAGCATCTATAACGTCATCGTGTGCAGGGTTACGAGAAGATAATTCTTCTTCTAGTATTTGAGTGTTGCCGCCTCTGTAGTGCCACATACTCATGTTATCATAACGAGGTTCCAAAATAGAAGCTATCCGTTCTTGTTTGTTGCCTTGGCTCTTGTTAGGTCTGTACTCGTTGATACTTAAAGACAAACCGTGTTGTTTGATTAGTTCTTTTAGTTGCTTAACGATAGCCATCTGTGCTACCGTTGTTTCAGCCCTCATCTTTCTGAATGACCATTTGCTGACCAAGTGAAAGATATGCTCAAAGTAAACTGAGATACGATCAGTCTTGAACCTGTCAATATCTAAGACGTAAATATTATTCTCTGAGTCTATTCCTATGACAACGATAGCTGTTGAGTCAGCCTTCTTGGATAAACTAAATGCGAAGTCAACTGCTGCATAAACATTTAGTTTGTTGTCTCTGTAGAACCAGTAACCGTTTTCTTCTTTCAAATGTTTACGATCAAAGTACTGAAACTTTTCGCTGCCTACGGGTACATTGTCAGGATCAGAGGGGTCATTGTAGTACTGTGCTCTGAACTGACCTTTGTCTAGGTACTGACCTCGTTTCTTAGCGAGAATCTTAATGTCAAACCCAAACCACTTACCGTCTTTTCGTTGTTGTCTAGGCCAGAGAAACTCGCCTGTGCCATCCCCTAGGTCTTCTACTGGTCTCTCAAATATCTCGTAGATATTCTCCTCACCTATTTTCTCGCCGTTATCATCGTACTGGTCTTCCATCATTTGAAGAAGATCGTTGTACAAGTCGGCAGGGTGATACCTAGTACCTACGACCCACTCTTTCGCTTCAGCACCTTCAATAGAGGAGAGAAGAGAGTATTGACTTTTGACTTTATTCCTTCCCTCACCTGTATAAGCGTTTTCATACACCACGCAATCATCAAGGACTGCGATGTCGCAATGAAGACCTGTAAGCGAAGTCGTAAGTCCGCCAGTAAAGATCGAAGGGTCTCTAACATTTTCTTTCTTCCTTAAAGGATGGTCCAACATAATCTCTGAGTTGGTCCATCGTGTACGTTTGCCTTCATCAAAGTTTACGTGATCAGGCCAGTACCGTCTGTATATTTCAGATGTAAGTATGCCTTTGATAAAGCCTAGCTGCTTCTCTGCTAGGTTAGCTGTTGCTGAGATATAGAGTATCCTGAGTGTAGGGTCTTTGGTTAACTCCCATGCAACTCTATAAGCTATAAGTCTTGACTTGCCGTGGTCCCTAGGAAATAAAAGAAGCTGATGAGACTTGCTGTCTTCTCTTGTCCACCAATTGCAGACATCTTCGTGACACTGACCTAGTACTTGTTCAGGTGCTATAAGTTTAATAAAAGTTACTAGGTCTTGTTCAGCAGTATCTCTTATTTGTTCTAATGTTGCCATTTTACCACAATTTTAAACAAATGTCAAGTTATTTCGAAGCCATTTTTTCTACTGAATCTCTAATAGCTTTGATGTTCTCATCCATACGTCCAAGAGTTACAGCTTGAGTTTGAACGATACCTTCAAGAGATTCTATACGGGTTTCATTACGGATCAAGTCTCTGGCATTAGCTTTGACAGCACTATCCAAACTGGATATATACCAGACAAGAGCTAGTGTTTGAGCTACAATAGCTAATACCAAAGTGACAGGTACTGACTTACTTAGGTGCCAACTTGTTTCCATCTTTAGTTGACCTTATGCGTAGAAGACACTCTTGCCAGTGAAGTTACGGTTGTCTGATAGACGAATAACAACACTGCCTGAGGCATACCCTGAAACTGTTGCACGATAGTAGACTTCTTCTGCGTCAAACCCTGTGCCTTCATAGTTAGACGTAAAGGTGTCTACATCGAACCATGTGCTTTTATCCCAGCTACGTTGGATAGTAACTGTGGCACTCCATGTACCAGAGAGAGAAAGGTTAAAATGACCAATCACCTGCAAAGCTGCTGTACTTGTGTTGGAGCTTAATGTTTCTGTTACAGCAGACATAATTACTCTCCCTCAGCCAAATGTGCAGCATACGCTGCCTTTACTGCGTCTGTAAATACTGGAGTGCAGATTGCAGATACGTCTGCATCTTCGGCTGAGAGATCAGCATCAGGCATTACCACATGACGGTGGAATGTACGGCTGATTTCTGTGCCATCCTCACTGATGATTGTTGCAGTGCGTACTTGCACCGATGACCAGTCACCCATATTGATAACTTCAATCTTGTCGTTTACTGTTGTCTTAGTCAGTGCCATGTTTACCTCCTTGGCTGGACTGTCCACGCACGAAGCGCATTAAACGTCCGCAGCACCTGCGAACTCGGGAAGGGTCTTGAGGTGTTCGTATGCCTGCTTGATCGGGTTGTCGCCGTTCAAATCAAGAGGGCATTGATACAATGAGACAGAGAACGCAGGCTGTGCGTCAGAGGCATGGAAGCCAACAGACACTTCCATTCCGTTTTTGTTGCCAGTGTAAGACGAAACACGGATGTAGGCGTTTGCGATAGTGACGCCGTTCCGCTCGATTGTTTTGCTCAGAGCCATGTCGGCCTCCTATCTTGCGTGCCAAATGAAGTTGACGGTTCCAGTAGACGACCATGTGGCAAGGTCACTTGAGTTTGCATAAGCAGTAAAGCCAGTGCTGCTGATTGTGCCAGACCCAACATTTCCCACACTAAGCAGGGCAGCCTGACCGCCACCACTAATGGGGAATTGGGGTGTCAAAGTAACAGTCGGGTTATACGGAAATCTTTTTGGGAAAGTAATGGCAGTCAGCGCTGTGCCACCTCCGCTAGTAAGAGAAAGTGTTCCAGTCCCAGACGCTTCGTAAAACCCAAAATAGCTTACACCTGTTGTTGTTCCCAAACTAAGACCGAGATGGGTTGCATCTATGCCTTCAAAAGAACATTTACCAAGTTCTACATTCAGGCCTGTGAGGGCGGCCTCAATCCGAACGGACTTGATAGCAACATACGTCCCTAGCGAGGCATTTTCAAATCGGAAAGTGTTTCCGATGATGATGCCACGGCTGTCATTACCACCAATGCGGATGCAGTTTGGAGATGAATAAGTGTCATCCCAAGGATCAGTTAAGACATTTCCAGAAACACTGAAGCCAATATTATTGGTGTTCAAGTTAATGAGATTGCAATTACTGTTTTTGACCGTGTTGTTGCTGACAATGGTGTTCTTTGTAAATTGCAAATGGATGCCGCCAGTCAGCGCATCGTTTGGAAATCCAAAGCCAACAACAGTATTGCCAGTGATGACGCAATCCTCTGTCCAGTCAACAACAGAACCGCCAGAGTTTGCACCATCAAGAAGGATACCATAAGCGCCAGTCCCAACAATGGTGTTGTTTGATACAACGCAACGCTTTGCGCCAAGCTGTTCACCCAAAGCGCCAATCACAGAAGATGTGACAAAGATACCTCGCTGACATCCATTGATGACATTGCTGTCAATCAAGAAGTCAACGCCAGCGTGAGTGTCGATACCTTGGCCGTTTGTTCCACCACCAGAAACAACCACATTTTTAATGATATTGTTGGTGATGATGCAGCGATAAGACCGAGGATCAGAGGTTTCAGACAAACCATCCTTACGGTCAATGAAAACACCATAAGCATCACCGCCAGATGATCCGGGAGTGACGCCATCAATGGTGTTTCCATCAACAATCACATCTTCGCAGGACACACCGCCAACGCCTGTGTAGCCGATGTCTGCAATGCGATTGCCACGAACCTCTGCCTTTTTAACATAGGCCAGCCGAACGGCCATAAAGCCAAAGTTGGTGATCGTGCAGTTCTCGACCTTTGGGCCAGTGATGTAGGTGGGCGCAGCAGGGTGGTTGTTCGTGCCCTCAGCCTCGATTGCAATAGAAGAGCCATCATAGGTTCCGGCAGACACCGAGCCGACAATGGTCAGGTTTCGGATTGCCCCACCATCCGTAAGGTTAAACACCGTGAAGCTGGACGATGCCGTAACCGTTGCGCCGTTACCTTCGAGCTGCACGTTGGCAGGGACAGTCAGGGCCGAGCCTACAGTATAAGAACCAGCAACAGGGAACTCCACAACCTTTGCGCCGCTGTTCAGGGCAGCCTGAATTGCAGTTGCGCTGTCAGTTGCGCCAGTTGGATCAGCACCGAAGTCATCCACGCTGGCCGCTTGACCAGCAATCATTCTGTTGTGTGCTTTTGTCAGGGCCATGTTCTTATCCTTAATCCGTCACATACATTCCAGAGAACGAAATGTCGTTGTTGTTTGTTCCTGTTCCAAGCGCCAAAACAGACTGATCCACAAAGCCCGTAGAGCCGATCAACGAAATGAACGCATCACCGGGTTTAACAACGCCGTTGTAAGGAATACTGCCCCAGTTCTGCACGCTGTGAATGGTGATGCCGCCCGTATCAAAGAACGAGCCGCTGGATTTTGCTGTATACGGTAGACCAGAAATGCGGAGGTTGCCTACACCATCGCTGTTGTAGCCGTTGGTGCGGAAACGAGCAGTGACGAACACCATCGCCCCGATCTTGCGGTAGTGTGCGCTGCGGACAGGATATGAAGCAAAGGTTGGATCAGTTGTGCTGGCGGTGTAAACAGGCGTCCACGTTCCCTCTTCATAGTCATCGAACAGTTCGCTTGTGCCAGTGCCAGAGGTGGCAGAGAAGTCGATGCCTTTGCCGTTGGCCATGACAAGGTTTTCACGGAGGCTTACGTTGAGGCTGGTTTCAACAGTCAGCGCCGCAGTAGTAGACCCGTTTGCGCTAAGAGCGAGCGTTTTGCCACTGTCCGAATAAATTACACCATTCCCAGTGTTTGCCAGAACTGCAGTGACCAAATCCCCTAGAGAGTTTCCAGCGGCGATTGTCCGAGCCAGTGTCGTTGCGTCTGAGTTTCTAAACCCAGCGATGAAGCCGTTGGTGTCTCGAACAACATGCAGTGGGTATGATGGCGGCGTGTTGATGCCCACCTCATCTGCGAGCAGCACACCGTTAACGGTCGCCTGATCGGCGGTCACGCTGTTTGCATCAACATCGTTGAATGTCGGGTTGCGACCGAAAACCCCACCTTGCTGTTTAATGGTCATGCCCGACCTCCTTAGAAGTTCACGAGTGTTGCAGAGCCAGTCACGGTTGGGGTGGTCCCACCTGCGCCAGCGTTAATGATCGTATTGCCAATGACGCCCAACTCGCCCTCATTAAGCTGCGACAATGGCGCTGCTGAAGAATTGCAACTGATGTAGTTCATCGTCACCTTCGACGTGGTGTTCAAGGTGGCGTCATTATTGGACACAATAGCCACGCATTGCGTTGTCGTAGCAGACGCAGATACAATGTAGTTGCCGTAGATTTGCACCGTTGCGATCTCTGCATAGCTATCATTGGAGCAGGCTATTGCTCGAACGGTATTTGATGAAGGCATAATCATTGTGTTGTTTGTAATGTAGACACGGTCACAATCCTCAATGTCAATCGGCCCACCAGTGACATTGTTGTGGATGTTTACGTCTTTGAAGTCTGACATCGCAGCAAAGCGAATTGTGCTTGCACCCGTTCCGTTGACTGCAAAAACCTGATTGCCTTCGATGTTTACGGATGCAGAAGAGCCTGAGCCTGTGAGCACAAAAACAGACACATTTGTCGGGTCAACATCAATGTTAAACACGTTGTCTTTTATCCATGCCTTGCCAGAAAAGGTCAGCACAAACGGCCTGCACGAAGCAATGTCCCCGTCGAAGAAGAAGTTGTTCTCGTTGCACACGAACCAAGTCATCGGCACATTGCGCTCGAAGATATACTGGCTGGCAGGGGAGGCAGTCACTCGATTGTTGTTGAAGGTGAAGTAGCCAGAACCTGCGCCCCATGCGCTGTAGATTACCGTGTCGTTATAGCCGCCAGCAGTCGAGCGCAGTGTATTATTTGACACGGTGACAAACGAAGAGCGGCGCTCGATGAAGATCGGGCTTTCAGTGACGCTGACAAAGTTTCCAATGATCTTGGTGTCCTGCACCTCATTCATTTTGATGCCTTGGCCAGTGCCTTCGATGTTATTGCCATCGACCAAAATCCGCATCTGAAAAGACGAAGTCCATGTGCTTGTCGCCAAAGACGAATACCCGTCGATCTCTAGCGCATAATCAAACGTGCCGTTGATGACGTTGCCAGAACAGACCCCCTGAATGTAAGCAAGCTGGTTGCCGCTTGCATCATATGGCCCGAAGTCATTGCAATATAGCCGCACCACACGCAAGCTGCCGATGCTTCCAATCGCCATATTAAGGAAACGGTTGTCACGGAATACGAACTCGACGCATCCAGTCAAGTGAGCGCAGATGGCGCTCCGATCACTGCTGTATCCATCGAAGACGTTGTTGGTAAACGACGGAGCAATAGGCGAATACTTGACGGAAGTGTCTGTGACGCTGTCATGGAAAAATAAGTTGCCAGCAAAGCCAATGTGAACGGTGAAGCCGTTGTTTTCGACATTGTTGTTTTCAAAGCGAAGGTTTTTGCCCGCTTGAAAGAACATGCAGCGATCTTGTCCACTCCGAAAGACGTTGTGGTGAATGTAGATGTTGTCGCTGTGATGACCGCCGATGCTGGTGAAATACGACCCGAAACCAGCGGCAAGAGCGGGGAAGCTGGCATCATTGGTGGTGAATGTGAAACCTGTGATCTCTACGTTTTCACAGCCACGCTTTGTGAAAAACGCAGCACTTACCTTATACTGTCCTGCATTTCCGCCTACTATTGTTGAGTTTACGTTGTCATGGAACTGGACGATGGTTGCGTTGTCACCGATTAGCCTGACGTTGCCAGTGTCGATGAAAATCATTTTCAGATTGTAAGTGCCAGCTGGAAACAAAACTTTCCCTGCTCCGCTGTCCACCGCAGCCTGAATAGCCGCAGTGTCATCCGTCACGCCATCACCGACAGCGCCGAAATCTTTGACCGATACAGTCTCTTGCAGCTTACTTGTCAGTGTACGATCCTGTGCGCCAGTGCCGCCTTGGTTATAAGTAATCGCAGAGGCAACAGAGCCATTGAGAGTGTCAGTGTTTGTCGGGTAGACAATCTCAATAGCTGAATTTAGGGGAGGTGCTTCTGAGAAGGTAACTGTTGTACCTGACAAAGAAAAGGTAGTTTTATTCTGGTAGACACCATCAATGTAGATAGATACGTTACCCTCTGACTGAGGATTAGCTGTCAGAGCATATGCTACAGTGCTGCCATTACCTATGTAAGAAGCAGTCAGGTAGGTGGTCTGAAACTCTACGTCAGCAGAAGATGTAATGGCTACTCCACCTAGGTACAGAGCATCTGTGTCAATTTGACCTGCGTTAAGAATACGGTAACCATTAACGTCGAAGTCAGCATTCATGCTGTTAGGCGTAGAGCCATCCAGTGACAGGGTATTGTCGAACCCATCACGTAAAGCTGTGAAGTTGTTGTTCAGGGTGGTCGTAGACGCATACCCTGACGAGATATTACTGA